CAGTCAGTCCAAGAGGACTACGGCGTGGATGTCATCCCTGTCAAGCAGGGCGACAAGTATTTCCCATACACCACCCGTGGCACACACGATGACCCAATCGGCAACGTGTGGTCCAACACCTTTGAGCGTAATCCACTCCGCCGCGAGACTGCCTACGAGCAGATGCAGGTTGAGGTTTACGACTACTGGTACAAGGTACCGACCAAGCCTGGTAAGGCTCCGCTTGTGTACAACGCCATCTTTGTTGGCAACTCACTGGTAAAGAACGACGCGCACCCTGAGTATCAGGGACAGATTCCGTATGTCCACCTACCAAACGGCAAGATCCCTGGTAGCCCATACGGTAAGCCAGCACTCTACGATGCCGAGCAGTTGCTCCGCGAGAAGGACGAGCGAGTCACTGCCATGGCGCAGATGATTCAGTCCATCGTCGGTGGGCAGATGTGGCAGCTTGTTGGGCCAGAGGCTCCTGATGAGGTACCGCCAAACGCGCTACCAAAGCCAGGTCGCGTCGCAACCCCTGGCCCTGGCAACGAACTTCGTGCCATCCAGCCGTTCATCCCTTCGTTCCAGATTGAGCAGTACATCGGTCGTATCGACCGAGAACTTGCTGTCGCAACTGGCTTGAACGACCTGCTCCTTGGTCTTGCACCAGCGCAGGTGCTTGGTTCGTCGCGAGCCATCGCCGCACTCATTGCTAACTACGAAGCACGCCTTGCCCCTAAGCGCAAGGTGTTCTACCAGTGGATGCGACAGGTCTGGGAGATGTGCGCACGCATCTGGGAAATCAAGAACCCAGCCGTTGCAGAAATCGTTGGCGGCCAGTACCGCATTGACATCGTTGCGCCAGAACTGACGCCACGAGACACGCTGGAACTTGCCAGCACCGCGATCAACCTAGTTCAGAATCGACTGTGGAGTGCCGAGCGTGCCATGGACCGCGTGGGCGTGGAAGATCCGATTGGCGAGAAGGACCTCATCCGTGATGAGCAGACTGATGCAACGCTGAACCCTGCGTCCGTCGCAACGATGGCACAGGTCATGCAGCAGATGAATCAGATGCAGCAGATGCAGGGACAGGCCCAACTCCAGCAGCAGGCAATGCTAACCCAGGAGCAGACGGCTAATGCCCAGCGCACGATGCAGCAGGGTGTTCCTGGGAGTCAGTCTCTAAACCAGCCAGAGAATCAGGCGCAGTTGCCGCCAGAAGCTCTGCCAGCCAACGCCACCGCGCCAGGGGAAGAGAACCTTATCCCAGCGCCGACTGGCACCAATGAGGTACCTGCATAATGGCACGACGAGGACGATTCACAAGCCCGAACTCGGGCGGACAGAACCTTACCGCGCTGATTACTAGCCTCTTGCGCGAGCGAAACTCCGCAGAGGAGCAGGCGTTGCTTAATGCCTATCGAACTGGGACTGCCTATAACGGCGTAGTCCCAACGGCTGATGACATTCAGGCGTTCTATGACAACTGGGCGTCAGCATCTGGTTATTCCCAGGGTTCGCTTGAGTACCAGGCAATCTTTCAGAAGAAGTCTGACCTCAATAACTATGACCTAAAGAAGCAGTTCAATGCGCTCATCTCAACGTTCAATACGACCGATGGGTCAAACTATCAGGAGATTATTGACTTCCTTGGGAATCAGGCGCAGACCTCTACCGACCCTGACGACATTGCCGATTACGCAAACTCCGTAGAGACAACGACAAACGCCTACCTGAAGTATCAGGGCCAGCGTTTGGTTCGTGGTGAGTTGACGGCTGCTGAGTATCAGAAGATTACACTTGAGTCGCTCAAGGTGCTAGACCCAGACAGCACCGCCTACAAGAACGCAGTCTATGATGCCTTCCAGTACGAGTGGAACGCAGAGGCAACTAAGTGGCAGAACCGCGTCAAGGCTGGGACTGCGACAAGCGGACAGTTCAGGTCTTGGGCGAACAGCTTCAAGAATCGAATGGTTGGCTCTGGCATCTCTAAGGACAGCGACCTGTATACCTCAGTTGGGGCAAGCATTTCCCAGGCTAGTCTTTCGGTTGGCGATAGCCCAACAAATACCCGACTCAATGGAACGCTAGGAACCCTCAATGATGTCTTTAGTCTTGCCCAGGCACAGATTGGCGGCGTAGAGGTTGGCGTTGAAGACATTATGGGCGACCCAAAGGATGTCCTCAAGAAGTTGGCTAAGAACCCAGACCTTATGGGACTGTACGCTGAATGGATTGATAACAACAAAGGATCTATTAGTCCAACGCTTACCGCTCTTAAGATTACCGATGGGGCAAGTTTCCGACAGTGGTTTGAGGACACTTTGGATAGCGGAATTACTGACGCTCAGTCGGTTGAGGCTGCTGGCGGTAAGGCTAACTTTGACGATTGGTTTGACGCTGCAAGAACTAACGGCTCGTTGACTACTTTTGACGAGTTTGCAGTTGTTAGCAGCAAGCACGCACGTGATGTTGCCAATGCCAAGGGGGACGATTCTCTTATTGAGTTTTATGACAATGAGTATAAGAAGTTCCTTGCTCCGCCTGTTCCAAACGCGGCAAAGTCATACTACGGAGACCGACCAGCAATTGAGGGTCTTTACGCACAGCAGTTTGCCGTTGTTCAAAACGAAGCAAATGCAATGTACGGGTCGTATACAGATGGGTCACTAACCCTAACTGGAGCACTTAACGGAGCGGAGCCAACTTGGTCAAATGTTCAGTTGACTGCCGATAATGCGGCAGCACTTGCGTCTGGACAATTGGTTAAGGTTTGGAATAAGGAGACTGGAAAATTTACCACTGAGCCGCCGAGAGCGGCTGGTGCCACACAGGGCTCCTACCAGTATGTCAGTTTCACCGTGCTTCCCGACGGAAGAAAGATTCCGTCAGTTGTCTCCGTCCTTGGAAAGAAAACTGTTTCATCAACTGATGGAGTAACGTTAACTGGATATATCTTTGAGTTGCCAAATGGAAAGACTTATGGAGTTAACCCATCTGGAGATGCCTATGAGTTGACTGGTTCGGTTCCAGTAACTGGTGCCGATTATGAAATTGATGACTTTGCCGATTTTGGAACTGCCACAACGGATGGGAGACTTCCACTCATTGACACGATTCCTTTTATTCGACAGGGTGCTAATGCTGGAGCGTTCAGACCAGAGGACCGAGAGGCTCGACGAGCTGCGCTTACGCAGTATGGCGTAGACGCCGCTGACCTTGATGCTGCTGCACAACTGGCGTTGACGGTGGCAGCAGGACTTGACCGAACGGCACGAACAAAGATTGAGGCTGCATCGCAGGCTCTTGCCGCTCAGTCAATCACAATCCGTGCATCGGCACTTGAATCTTCTGCTTCCAATGTGGAGCAACTAGCGGAGGCTGCTGTTCTTCGTGGCAATCCTGCTGCGGCACAGTACAACACCTACGTCAAGCCGAACATGGACAAGTACGAGGAAGTTGCCAAGGGTCTCTTCCGACTGAAAAATCCTGCTGGGGAAATGGGCGCAGATAGAAATGCCTCATCGCAGAATTTCTACTCCAGAATGGGTGGGCAGGCTGCAAATCAATCGGTTGCGAATCTCCCAGTGACTGTTGATCTTCGACCAGAGTCAGTGAAGTCAAGCAGCAGGGAGCGAGATGTCACTGCCGCAGAAAGAATCTTTACTGGATATGGCGTTTCGTCAACACAGGCTCCTTCAGATAATTTCTTTAGGAATATGCCAACGACGAAGAAACAGCAGTATGGCGTATTGCCACCTGCCCTTCCAGCGGCTGCAATGACACCATCGGTTGTCATTCCGCCAACACCATCTGTCCGTGTGCCAGATATTATTGGTCCAGCGATGCCAACTGCCCCAGTAGTTGCTCCGCCACCACCGCCCTTGCCACCGTCACGCGGCGGCGGCGTTAGGAAGTTGTAATGCCAAGCATCTTTGACAAGCCATCGGCACAGGTTGGGACAACGCGAGCAGCATCTATTTCCCAACCTGGGAGTTCGGCAAAGGCCGTTCAGTCGGCTGGTCGAATCCAAGTAAGCATTGCCGACCCGTCAACCTCTATCCAGAAGTCCATTGGCGATGTCAATGCTGGATTCATTGGCGTTGGCAAGGGCCTTGTATCCGTTGCCGAAAACCTTCCGATTGTTGGCGGTATTGCCAAGCCGCTCATTGGCTTCGTTGGCTCCATTGCCGACGCGACGATTGGTCAGGGAGTGAGCGCCCTAGAGAAGATTCGCATTGGCGACTCTAACCTGGCGCAGGCGGCAGTCAGCGCACTAGAGGTTGCTGGTACTCCACTTGCCTTTGGTCTAGATGCCATCTCTGCTCCTGGTAGATTTGTGGAGCAGAAGGTTGCCGAAGCACGAATCCAAAACACGCAGACTGGCAAGCAAGATCTTGTCTCTGGTCTCTTCGGCGCAGCTCCGAAAGAAGTTATGGCAATGGTGCAGGGTGGTGCTTCTCTTGAGCAGGCAGCCGAGCATCTTGCCACAACGAATGCTGGCTATAGCGAGAACGGCCTTGCCAATCTTGGTTGGTCGTTGCTCCTAGACCCAATCAATGTTATCGCCCCTGGTGTTGGCTATGCGGCCAAAATGGGCAAGCAGGCTTCGGTCTTTGCCCGTATTGCAAATAGGGCTGCGCTTGAAGGAATCACCGACACTGCCCAGATTGCTGAAGCGCAAGCATTCCTAAGCAAGTGGGACTGGGCTGGAAAAGTCCACGACGCTACGGTAAAGGTTCTGTCGTGGCGACCACAAATGTTCACTTCTACGCTCGCAAAAGAGGTCGTTGCCGCAACACCAAAGGTCCTTAACATGAAGACCGTTGGCGGGTTCATGGATGACGTTGCCGCTGTTGGTGGCGCAGACATTGCTGACCGTCTGCTAAAAAACTTTGCCGTAACCTCAATGAACGCGGTAAAGTCTGGTGCCGTACGTGCCGTGACAGCAATCCGACGTTCTGGCTCAGAGGACCTTGCCAATACGATTGTCCACCGATTCTGGGATGACCTGAGCAAGGGCAAGACTGTAGATGAAGTGCTCGCTACTGAGGTCTACGGCGATGGGAATATGGCTTCGCTGCTCACGCGCATTGGTCTTGAAGATACAGATATTGCAACACTTGCCGCTAAGGTTCAAGAGAAGGTTGGCGTCAATCGGCTGGACGAACTAGTCAAGGACCCTGAAATCCGTGGACTTGTCGACTCTCTTGCAAGTAGGCACGCTAACTGGACTGTTGCCAACAAGAGTGCATCTATGAAGATGGTTGCCGATGTTCGTGTTTCGGCGGACTCACGATTGGCTACCGAAGAGATGATTCGTGTTCTCTTTGAGGCGAAGAACGATGTGGTTGCTCTTGCCGCAGACCCAGTTCTTGGCGTTCAGGAGTTGACTAAATATATTATTAATGGCGGTGGGCTTTCCCCAGAGCAGGCCCTTACTGTTGCCCAGCGTCAGTTTGCCAAGCACGCTGGAGATACCCGCGCATTGACGGATATTCTTGCTATGGCTCGTGGCGCAAACTTCGGTCAGGCAGCTCGCAAGCTTGCCGCCGTCCGTAGCCTCTTCCAGAAGGGTGACCCATTTGCCAAGTTGACCATCACCTCACAGCGCAGCCTGACAAGGGCAGAGGCTGAGGCAGCAATCAAGCGCGTTGATGGTCTAAAGGCGCAATTGAATCAGGCTATTAAAGAAGGCGATACTGCTACGCAGAAGGCGGTAAAGGTTGAACTCAAGTCAGAGTCTGACCGATTGATTCAGGGGTACGACGAGTTCGCCGCTCAGTTTGGAACCAATGGTCTGCATACCTACGATGAGGTCTTTGACTTCCTTAAGAAGACACCAAACATTACTGTCCGAGAACTGAGCAAATCACAGCGAGCACGCATTGCTGCTGAGTCCATTAGCGATGACGCAGTTCGCCAGGTTGCCGCACTTGAAGAAGAACTCACCGCAATGGGCTATCGCCTTGGCGTTGCCCCAGAGGATGACATTGCTCGCGTCACGACGCTTGCTACTGACCACTTCGGCAATGAGAAGTTCATTGAGATGACGATGCCCTTTGCTGACACGATTGACCACGTAGCAATTGATGCTATTGACAACGCTGGGGTTGCGCTTCGCCCGAGCCGCCTTGGTCGTATCTTTGACCGAGTATCTCGACCGTTCGGCGCAGAGGTCACCAAGAATGTCGTGGCGGAACGATTCGTCACACGGATGGTTGGGCAGTACAAAATCTCCGTCAACAAGGCTCGCCGCATCCTGGCTGAGGTCAACAACCTTGCCGCCTCTAAGGGCGTGCAACCAAAGGCGTTGCTTGCTGATAGCAATGAGCTGGAGCGCATCTTCCGACGACCAGATATGATGGGCGATGATTATGGTAAGATTCTGGACAATGGCAGCACGGCCTTCAAGGAAGTGCTAGAGGCTGCTGCTGGTGACCTCGCTTCTGCTGGTCTTACCAGCGGCTTCACTGGTCGAGTGAAGGCGGTATTCCCAGCCATTACCCTGCTGACCGACAAGATTTACCCAGAGGTTCGTTTCGGTTCACTTAACCCATTCTTCAACTTGGTGCTGGAGCGCATTGAAACGGCAACGCAGAAAATTACCTATGGCATCAAGAAGGAAGCCGCTAGCGAGTTCTCTCAAGAAATCACTGGCTCAACACTTCGTCGGGCATACCTTGACCCACGCAATGTGAACCGTGAAATTGCCGATGGGCAGTTGTACATGGCTTCCCGTGCTAATCGGAATACCGCTGCTGCCGTCGAAACCGCAACGACATTCAAGGGGCGCGTTGAGCAAAGGATTAAAGGATGGCTTCCGTCAAAAGATTTGCTCTCTGTTCAGCGTGTTCGATCTGAGAAGGAAATCGCACGAGACATTATGTCGGACAAGTTTGCTGCCGATGAGTTTGTTGACCTTCTCAACCGTGCGGCACCAGGAAAACTGGAAGAGTTGGCAATCCATTACGGCGTTTCTGACGCTAAGGGCGCAGTACAACTTCTCCTAGAAGAATACATGATTCACTCCGACCCAATCCGATTGGCGGAGTATGTTGCCGAAACTGGGGCAAAGGTTCGCGGCCTTGTCTCCAAGGAACTGGTTGGAAAGATGGGCGTAGACGAGGCACAGGCCCTTGCTGATGCCGTTGTTGGCGCGTATGAGGTTGCCATCCTCAAGGGCAGCCGAGCTGCGGATAAGGCTCAATACTTCGCCAGCCAACGCACCTGGCTTGAGCGCAGTCTCAACCACCCATTCCTAGGCATCTACCCATATTCCTACATGACGCAAAAAGCGATCCCAATGATGATGCGTCTGATGTTTGTGACTCCATTCCCATTTGGCAAGGGAAGAGTGGTAATGCCAGGACTTGGCTATGAGTATTATCAAAACTTCCTAGAGTATGCCAACAACCGCACAAATAGCGATGAGACGCTATTGGACAAGTTGCTTCAGAACGATGCGCTTCTTTATGTGTTCTCGACGTTGCTCCCTGCAACGCCAGACAACATGGGCTTCTCTGGTCCATCGTGGCTGCGTCGTGGGTTCATCCAGCCAGCCCTCCGTGGTCAGGCACTTACACCTGGACAAATTGCGCCAGTGCTCACTGAGACAGTTGCCCAGTTGGGTCGCGGTACGGTTCTTGGTCAGGGTCGCACAATGCTTGAAGGACTTCAGGCAGTGCAGGATACAACAAATGTCAATCAAGGCGTTAGCGATTTTATCCAATCAAGCGCACAGGACATTCAGGAAGCAGTCCTGAGCCTGCGCGGTAATTAAGAAAATAACCCCCGACGCTGTGTTGGGGTGGGTTGTAAAGAAGGAGAAAATGCTGTGGCTGAAGAAGTCGTGAACAGCGTCGTAGAGCAGTCGGCTGAGGTAGTTGCCCCAGAGGTAGCTACTGTGCCCACTGAGAACGACGGTGATGTCGCCACTTGGAAGAAGCGTCTAGCAGGCAAGGATCAGGCGCTCACCGCTGCTAAGAAGGAACTTGATGATATCAAGTCCAAGGCAGAGGAACTCTCTCGTTGGAAGGCAGAGCAGGAGCAGGCTCAGATGACGGAGTTCGAGAAGGCGCAAGCCAAGATTCGAGAACTGGAGTCAAAGGCCGCTGCTGCCGAGCAGTCCGCAAAAGAGGAGCGATTAGCGCGGGAATTCCCTCTCGCTTACCAGTTCCAGAAGGATACTAGTGGTCTTGATGAGGCCTCTCGCGCTGCTGCGCTAGAGAAGTTCATCCGAGATGCCACCGCATCCAAGGAGCAGGTCGAGACGGCGCCCACCATCGTTGATCCAAACAATGCGCGTCGGGCAACCGCTGCGCCAACTACTAAGCCAGATTCCAAGAGCATCTCTGAGAAGCTCAAGGGACTGGGTAATCCATTCGCTGATTAGGAAGGAGTAGCTACATGGCTACCACACTTACCAGCACGTCGGGTTTCTCTGATCTCGTACAGGAACTTGTTTCTGCACGCGCTCTAGAGGAACTGCGCGCACGTGCTGTTCACGCGATGCCAGGGATGTATGTCCCAGCTCGCTTTATCAAGGGGACGAACACCCTCCGCTACGCTCGTTATGCTGACCTCGATGTCAACACGACCCCGCTGACGGAAGGCGCCCCACCTGTTGACCAGGCTCTGACGATTTCATCCGAGTTCTTTACTGCAACGCAGTACGGTTCGACGGTCGCAATCTCGGACCTTGCCAACATTGACTCGCCACATGACCTCGTAAGCATTGCTGCCGAGCGCGTGGCGTATCAGGCAGTTCGCTCGATGGACCAGTTGGTCCGCGACAACCTGCACTCAAACGCGAAGACCGCTGCCGTCTTCGGTGCAACCGCATCTGGTACACTGACCCAGAACGCCGCGAACAGCGCAGTTGCTGCTGCTGGCGTTCTCAATGGTACCTTTGTCAAGCAGATTGTTGCTCGACTCAAGGGTTCCAACGTTCCTCAGTTCGCTGATGGCACGTATCGCGCAATCATTCACCCTTCACAGGAGTATGACTTGATTAGCGATACCGCCGTAAACGGCTGGATTGAGTCGCGCAAGTACGTGAACAACACCGACCTGCTCACGGGCGAGATTGGTATGTTCGCTGGCGTGCGTTTCATCGTGTCTTCGGACGCCAAGGTCTACACGACCGCTGGCGCTTCGGCTGGCAACGTGTACGCCGCTCTGTTCCTTGGTTCTGACGCCTACGCAATTGGCGACAGCCAGACCCTCCAGAGCTACTTCGTAGCCCCTGGTGGCGATCACACCGACCCACTCGCACAGAAGGCGCTGTTGGGTTACAAGATGCGTTTCGGCTCGCTCCTCCTCGATGAGGCAGGCGCACGCTACCGCGTCGTCAAGACCCAGGCCACGGTCGGAGTCTAATCGGACGGGACACCGATACCCCCACTCAGCCTTTGGCTGGGTGGGGGAGTCCCACTAGAATCAACG